TTACTCAAGCGTGGTTAGAAGATCAAACAAGTATACGCTGCTTGTTAGTAGAAATTACAGCATTAAAACTTTCTACTAATACTGAAACTACTTTTTACTTGTCTAATGCAGGATATACAACAACTACAGCCGACGTAAGTTATCTTCCTTACTTAACAGGCTCGTTACAAACAACAGAATCATTGGGTATAGATAATAGTTTATCCATGAGTTTTGGTGATATACAAGTAGCTAACTTTAATGGCGAGCTAGATTCGTGGCTGGACAGCACACAATATATTTGGGTTAATCGTGGGGTACGTGTTTACTTAGGCGACCCACGTTGGACTGCTGCTACCATAACTGATGTACGTAATAATGTATTTGAAAAAATATTTGACGGCGTAATAGCCGATGTAGATTCGAGCTCACGCGAATACTTAAATATTAAAGTACGCGATAAACTACAACGTTTAAACTATCCATTAAGTGATAATACTCTAGGCATATACGGAACTTGGGCAGGTGGACAAACAAATCAAGATGCTATACGTCCACTGGTATTTGGCGAAGTAAATAATATTTCGCCAGTATTAGTAGACCCAAGTAAACTAGAATACATGTTTAATGATACCAGTATTGGTACATTAATAACAGCAACAACAGCTATAACAAACACTATTACTTGTAATAGTGTCGCAGGATTTTTACCAAATAAACCTATTGTATTTACATTTGATACCGTTAAATACCCTAGTGGGTTTGGTGGTTTAACAAGTGGTACTACTTATTATATTAAAACAATTAATACTAGTGCTAACACAATTACGGTATCTACCCTACCAAATGGCGTGGCAGTAACACTTACTACAGCTTCACTAACAACCACAGGAAGTATTACAAATGCAGTACAAGCCGAAGTAAGCATAGCTTCAACAGAATTGGTAATTGAAATACGTGATAATGGTGTACCAATTTACACAGATAGTAGTATTTATACTAGTAGTGGTACACGACCACAAGGTGCCACAGTTGATTTGGTAGCCGGTAAGTTTACTCTTAAAGCACCACCAAGTGGTACAGTAACTTGTTCAGTACAAGGCGTAAAGCGTTCTGTTGATTTAACATCAGCAAATCCACAACTTTTAGAAAGTACTTATACTGATAATATTGCTAAACTTATAGCGGTTATTGTAACGCAGTACGGCCAACCAAATCAACGATTAAGTTTTAGTGATTTAGATCTAACAAATTTTTCAGCATTTGCTAGTGCACAAACCGCCGCAGTTGGTACTGTTGTTTTAGATCGTACCAACACACTAAATGTCTGCCAAGACTTAGCTAATTCAGCTGCAGCACAGTTATTTTTTAATCGTGCTGGATTATTGCAGTTATTAATCCTGGGTACACCTACAACCGATACACCAATGTCAATAACTGACGGCGACATACTGCATCATAGTTTGCACATTTCACAAAGAACACCTGTTACAGCAGCTACAAAAATTGGTTATTGCCAAAATTATACACCACAAACTGCATTAGCTGCTAGTATACCTAGTATAGCTAATACTATGTTTGCTGATGCATGGTACTCTAACACTGTGGTTGATGCCACAGTGCAAGCAAACTATAAATTAACAGCTGCTCCTGTACAGCGCGACACTAAGTTAATAGCTGGTGCAGATTGTGTAGCCCTAGCCACTCAACTAAATAACTACTTTAAAGTACCACGTACAGTATATGCTTTTACAGGTACTGCTAAACTTATGGGTTTAAAGCTGGGTCAACAAGTTACAGTAACCCACAATCGTTTTGGTCTTAATAGTGGAAAAACAGGCCAAGTCATTACACTAGCCCCTGATTGGGCAGCTGGTACAGTCAACGTAGAGGTAATAATTTAATGGCAGCAATTAAAAATGATAGAGATATAGCTTTACAAAAAGCTCCGTATAGAAGTAAGCAAGCCGCAGTTAATATTACCGCCGATACAGGTTCCTTTCTAGTTAGTAAAAATACTACAACTGTAGTTCCAAGCACAATTACACTAACTGCTACACCTGTGGGAAGTGTTTATACTAATAATGCAGTATACGCTTGGTCGTATTGTGTAGGTAATGCCAACGGTACATATACTGAAATTAAGAAAAATTCACTTCTTAATAGTGCTACTGCTAATAAATTAACATTAAATAACAATGATAGCTGGGTAACTAATCCTTATGTATATTACAAGTGCGAAGTATCTGAGCCGCTATTAGATACATCATATGCATACTATACAATAACATATACAAAAGAGCCACAAGATCCATTAACAATTAATTTATTGCATACTAATGTACTAGTAACTTGTGATTCTACTGGTACACCAATTAATTTTAATAATACCGATCAAACAATTACTGTTACACGTGGAACCACTGCACTGGCATATAGTGCAAACACTACTACGCCTAATAGTTTTTCGGTAACTTATGTAGCAAGTAATCTTAATGTAGCTACTGGAACTGGAACCGGAACTAGCTGGAATCAACCCGCTATTACTGGTTTAGCACAAGACGGTGCAACCATTACATATACAATTACTGTATACGATAGCGCAGCTACGCCTGCTGCTAGTATATATACTAAAACAGTTGTTTACAATAAAATCAGTAACGGCGTAATTGGTGCAAATGGTGCTGATGGTGCTAACCTAACACCAGTTATTAACATTGATTTTGCTGGCACTACACTGCCTGCAGGAGTATCTTATCCAGGTACAGTAACTGGTACAGATAGTAGCACTACTACTAGTATTAAAAATAGTCTTGATAATCAAAGTTTACGTTTAACTAACCTATCACTAGTACCCGCAAACAGCTATATTGTTAATATGCGCGTTAAATGGGTTAGCGGCACTACTTGGGCAGCTAAATTACTTTATACTAATTCAGCAGGTAGTGAGCGTACTGGTTTTTACAAAACCATACCGCAGCCAGCACAAGGCGTATGGACTACTATTAGCCTAGATATGCGTTCATTAACGTTGCCTGTTAATAGCACTGACTACATGAACAGTACTGTTACTGGTTTATGTTTTAATTTCTTTTCAGACACAAGTTCTGAAATAGTAATTGACTATATAACTGTTGGCAAGTATGGTGTAGCAGAGGCAACTAAGTCTAATACTGTTTCAATGTATGTATGGGCTCCAGCACTAATACAACCATCAAAAGCAGTTATAGCAAATCAAACATACACTGTAACAACTGTTGATTCAACTACTACACGACAAGAGTGGGTTGCGCTATTTAATGGTTTAACTGCAATTCCTGCAATTAGTGACATAGTTACAGCTTCAGCAACTGGTACACTTACTGGTAATTCAACAGTTACGCTTGCACTGTACTATACAGGAGCATTTACATATACTTGGTCTGGGGGTACTGCAAGCGCTTATCCAACTGCTTACTATGATAAAGATAATCAAGCAGTAAAATGGACCTCAACCGCAGGAAGTGCACCAGCTAGTGGGTATATACTTTACCAACGTAATTTAACAATTTCAGATGTTACATCGGTTAAAACAACTGATGCAAACTGGTCAAGTTCTGTAGTAAATACAATTGGTTACCGTAACGATGGTACTATTGGTTCGCAGGGTGATAGTTATCGTATTGCATATATAGTAACAAATGGTTTATGGACTAATCCAACAACTCCTACCTCAGCAGTACCAACAACAGTACCTGGTAGTGGTGATGCTGCGCCTACTAATACTGTTGTTAACCAAGCAGCACCTTGGTCAAAAGTTGCAACCTCAACACTTACTAGTGGTCAGTATATGTACCAAACTGATGGTATATATAGCCCTGCTACAGGTATTATTACTTGGGGTATGCCTTATATAAGTAACTTAAAAGTTGGTTCACTAAGCGCAATTGCTGCGGATTTAGGTACTGTAACAATTGCTAGTGGCGGTTCTCTGGCTAGCGGTAAAACAAGTGCTAGTGATAGTACACATGCAGGCTTCTTTTTAGGTAATGATGGTGGTATTCCTAAATTTAGATTAGGTAATGCTACTAATACCAGTAACTTTAGCTGGGATGGTACTACACTAACAGCCAACTCATTAAGCCTACGTGACAGTGCTGGTACTGAGTATTTAAGTGCTGGCCCTAACTTAAGTTTTAGCGCTAGACTTCCAAATACCACAAATTTACCTGCAGAAAATGCCACAGTAGGTGCAGACTGGAAAACTAACGTATCAAATATTCCTTACGATAAGATTTTTTCAAACGATGCAGCTACAACTCTTGGGTTTAATCCTAGTTTTGAGGCTTGGTCAGGTACTGTGCCAGATTCATGGGAAGCAGTAGGAACTAATCCCATAAAAGAAACTGCTACAGTAAGGTTTGGTACTAATGCCGTAAAGTATACAGCAAATAATGAAACATCATTAGGTATTAACAGAACTTCTAGCTGGACTAACGGAATGCCCGTTGGTAGTTTTGTAAATGGTACAGTAGACTTTTATTTAGTAGCCATTACGAGTGGATTACCCGGTATTATTGTATCACTTTATACTGATGTTGGTTTAACAACAAGTTATAGTACATTAATACAGCCAAATAATACAATTGGTCAGTGGCAACGTATTCCTTTTACTGCTCGTGTAGCAAGTGCTAGTGATTTAATATATGGTATTAAGGTAGAAGTATTAGCTAGTTCCTCACTATTTATTACAGGCGTATTTAAAGGCACA